CCTGAACCAGCTCACCCGACCGTAATCCCCCGACTTAGGCTCGCCCTCGCCACCAGGATCACCTCGGACTGACCTTCAGAGTGTTCTTATAACCACACCACTTTCCTCGTAGTCTCTTGGGTACCGCTTGATATCTCGCGACCCTTACTTAGCATGGCCCAACGTAGTTCTGGGGTGTTCGGACGACTCTTCCCGTCGTCACTGTCACTGTTCCCCCTCCCCAAAGAGGCCGGCACGGTGTCAGCCGACGCGTATGATACTCAGTTTTCGAGTATCATTACGGGAGTAATCAACCAGATTTCTCAAATACCATCGGTTCGCGTTCCTCGAAACCTGTCCACCGGCGCCTCAAAGGCACTCTTCGCACTGTTCGGCCGTTACCAGCTAGACACTTCCGGGGCATCCTCCACCCACCCGGCCCTCGATACCTTTCGCCGACTCACTGACAAGTATGTTTTCGATACTTATGGCGCAGAGAACATCTGCGAGCTGGGACCTTCACTCACTCGCATGGCAGCCCGTCAAGATCAGTGCGCAGCTCACAACTGCTCACCTCGTGTTGATGCTCGCGACAGGTCAAGGGAGATCATCGGTGCTCAAATTGTCTCCAAGAACCCAAGCCATCCTCACATGCAGGATCTTCTCGCTCGCGGCAATGGTCAATACCCCAATCCGATTTGGATGTGCAACAATCTAGGTCAAAACTGTCAGGTCCAGGCACGAGTGCTCTACTCGTCCTTCTCTTTACAGGACGACACGCCGGCCACCCTGGTCCAAGCCATGCGCTCCCATGGTGCATCAACGGCCATCGTCAATATCGAGGTTCCCATCGGTTTGGACTACGTCGACTCGTTCCAAGAGGTCGACACCGGCGCAATGTGGAAAGTCGTTGGCGAGCCCGGTCGTGAGCGGGCCCAATGCAACCCCGGTTTTGGTGATGCTGGTTACACCCATGATCTCGCTCGCCTTAAGACATGGATGAGTGGTTTCCAGGACCATCCGGTGTTCGCAGAAGTCCTCTTCCAATTCGGCTCGGCTTTGTGTTTCCGGTTCACTCTCGCCGGCGATGAAGCCGGGTCGAGTAACTATCCAATGTTGGTTCGCACCATGCTAGACAAGTATTCGTTCATCCCTGGCGATGTCGCAGGCATCCCGGATTTCATCACATCGGCATCACACTACGATCGGCTCACTCGATACCTGACCACTCATCACGACAAGTTCGCTGCCAACCTCTTCAAGGCAGCACTCGAGCGCGTGTCAGTTCTCACACCAGCAATCGTCCTCGGAGACGACAAGTTCACCGACCGCTGGGTGCTGACGACCGACCAATGCATCTCCGTTGCCATGGCTGCTGCCGTGGACGTTCAAAAGATGATGCATAGGTCGGCCCTTGGCCAACGTCGTCTTGACGCCATCAACTCTGAGCTTGCCACTTCAGCACGACGCGCTGAAGCAGCCGCTGAACCTGGTATGGCTGGTCGTGTTCTCGCATATCTTCGCAATGAACAGACCATTACATCACAACGCACTATCACCGATTGGTTAGCCGATCTCGTCGATGACCGCTCTGCACGCACTCTTGCACAAACCACAGCCCTTCCCCATCACATCCAGATTGAGAACGGCACTAATGGCGTCGCTCTAGGCGCTCCCGTGCAGGTGGTGCCACCGCCAGCTGATCAGGCTGCACGCGCACCGCCTAACTACGTCAACTTCGTGCCAGCCCGCATCGGATACCCCCAGATTGACCAGGCTTGGCCGATTCTCGGCGAGCCTTGGATTGTCGCTCAGAATGGCATCGCGGCTCGTCGCGGTGGCCGTTTGATCAACGTCTTCGATCCCGCCCAAAATCAGGTCAACGCATTGGCTGGCATCAACGGTCTCGCTGTCAACGCATTGTCCATGGTTCAACAACGGGCAGTCAACAATTGGGAATGGGACCCTCAGACCACTCTCGACCTGCTAATCGTCGGCCCTGCTGGCACCGGCAAATCCACCCACGCACGGCGAATCGCACCGGCTGGCGCTTGCGTCGTCGTCCCTACCAATGAACTCCAGGCACATTGGCAGGCTGTATATCCTGGGCACGCTGTCTTTACGCTCGACGAGGCAGTTGCAAATATCCACCTTGTGCGAGCAAGCACCGGCATCATCATTGA